TTATTTGATCCCCTACTGATCTATCTGCAAAGCTTGGCTCCTCATAAGAAGTACCACTAACCGTGTAAGTTGAGCCATCAGCTTTACAAAATCTAAAATTACCGTCTGCCGTTCTTATTAAAAGATGTGGCATAGTAGAAATATTAAATGAATTATCTAAGCCATCTTCAACAGTCTCAACCCAAGCGGTACCGTCCCAATAAACATAATAATTATCGTATTCTGTTCCTTCATCTCCAACAATTTCTGCTACAAAACCTGTAACACCTTTGTATGGTAAATCAGAAAATGAGTTTGTCTTACCTTTAACCATAATAAGACCATCTCCACCTAAACCATCTGATACGGAAGCTGTAAATGTTCCGCTAGTTTTTGATAAATGAATAATAGAGCCGTCTCTAGTTACTGAATAACCACTCAATCCATTTAAATCATTAAATAATTGTGTTGCAATATAATCTGTTGCAACTGTACTTGCGTTACTTGCAGAACTATTATCTGCAGTTGTGTAGTTTCCTCTTACAACTCCATCGATTCTAATTTTATAAGTAGTTTTGTATTGACCATTTTTAACATAAAATATTGCTTCATCTGGTCTAGACGTAGAATTAGAACCAGATTTAGATGTAACTTTAGTTTTATTAACAATAAAAGTATAATCAGCAACAGTAACTAAATTAAAATCATCTTGGGGTGATGACGAAGTTAAATAACTAAGGCCATCAGGTGTAACAACAGTCTTTTGATTACCTGCTAAATCATAAACTTTTATACTTTGGTTGTTAACAAGAACAACATATCGTTCTGTACTGTCTCTATTAATAATATGAACTTTACTGTTAATGTAAGTATCAGAATTTAATTTTACTATGTGCTCTGTAGGCGGTCTTTTACTTAAACCAGAAATAATATCTGATAAAGCATTTTCTTGAGCAACTGCTTGGTTTGGTAATTTAATTGTATCAGGTTGCTGAGAAACCCCATTTAACAAATTTGGAATTGAATTGGAAATTAATCTTGCTGACATTATTCATCTGTTATAGTTGATTTCATCGGTTGATAATTTTCTCTGTCTATAATTCTGTATGTACTGTAGTTATCAAAAACACTATGATCTCTTGTGTCTCCTTCATGTTCTTTTAAAGCTGATAAAGCTTGAAACTCGTCTATTTGATGAAATCTATGTAAAGTTTCAGAAGCTAACATTCTATCTTGAAATATTCTTGTTGCTCTAATTGTAATATATCTTCTTGCTGTTTCTGGTAATTCAGTAAATTCTAGTAACCAAGTTATGTTTACTTTTATATCTTTAGTAAGTACGTAAGTATGATTTTCTCTGTCCCAAAGTTTTCTAGCTCTTTCAACTAAATCTAAATGAGCATCACTGTTTGATGTATCTACACGTAAAGCGTTCGCAGGTAATTCAATGTGATTAGTTGTATTTCTAGATAATGTGTAATTAGTATCTGTATTAAAATGCCAACCCGCACTTTGTACTTCTCTTGAAACATTATCTAAAATTTGAAGTGCTATTGAAACGTCAGTTGTTGTTGAAGATGTAATTGTGTTAACAGGACTTTCTCCTATCGCTGTTAACATTACATTAACACTTTCTAATTTACTTGTTACTGTTGTCATATTTTAATTTTGATAACACAGGGCGAGTTGTCTGTGTTAACCTCGCCCCGTGAATAAAAGCGTAAATTAATTACGCAGTTTTGATCTCAATTGCACAAATTGGATTAAGTATGCCATGACCCATAGCGTACTTAGCAACCATCAAAGTTCCTTGTCTTTGAATTTGGTAGTCCATCTCTGTACTTAAATCGAGTAATTTTACTGTTCCGATCGCATTTTTCTGCCAAACACAACCAACTGTAGTTGAAAAGTTCCCTGCAAAATTTGTAGAAGAACCCTGAGCAACGCCAGAAGTAATGTTTGTAGAAGGTATGTTGTTAGACATAATTATATTAATGCCTGCAACTTTTAAAACTTTACCTTCTGCGTAAGAACCGTTTCCGCCCCAATCTCTATTTATAACAGTAGTACCTTGAATCAGATTATAGTAAGCCGCAGGTGAAACCGCCGCATATCTATCTTCCGCAGGTACATCTAAAGCGTCTAACTTTTCAGCCGCAGAGAAAATACTCGCCGCCGCAGATGCCGCATTAGTGTTAAAGTCAGCATCAGTTATAGATTGACCCGCCGCTTGTGGCGATGTCGCTCCTGCTCTTGATGCTAAGATTAAGTTTTGGTAAACGTGCTTATCCATTTGGCTCGCTAAAGCTCTACCCATCTCTTTTGTGTAGATTGATCTAACATCGAAATGATTCATAGCTTCATCGATTTTCGAAATGAAAACTGGAGCGATAAGTAGATTCTCAATAGAGATTGTTCTCTCATTGTGAGTTACAGATCCGCCAGTAATTTCGTTTCCTGCCGTATGGTACGCCGCCGTAGTCACTTTTCCAACTACTGGAAATTGTGCCGACTTGCCCGAACTAATAGTTCGAACCATGTGTTTGTCTAGGGTAGTGTTTGCAGTTTCGAAAGCTGTAATTACTTCTCCACTGAAAACCTTGAGGAAACTAGCTGTTGTAGAACCAGATCCCGCATTTTGCCCTATTCTTGATGCAGTATAATTTGACATTATATTGTATCTCCTTTTGGTTTTAGGTTTTTGCTAATAGAGCTAGTTAATTTCAGTATCGGAATTGTCCAACCTCAGTCGGGTTTCGTCTTACTTTTAATCTGCTATTCAAGGACTAGCAATTTGTCCATAGAATTTTATTAAATAACTTTTGATCTAGTTAACTTATCTGCTACCATTTTTCTAAATGCACTATCGGTAGCATATTGAGGACTAGCCATATCTGCTTTCATCTGGCCTATACTTTCATATGCAGATCCAGAGTTTGGTACAGATGTTTCTCCTGTAGTTAACATAGGTTCTTTACTTTCAGATGAGAAACGAGCATACATACCTTTTATAGTAAATAATGCAGTGTCATTATCTTGACTTATATTATTGTTAAATTGTTTAACTTCTGATTCAGAAAGATTATTACTAACCCAATCAGTCATTCTTTTATAATTTTCTTCACCACCTGTACTTTCGTAAGCTTGGTTTTCAAATTGTTTTGCAACAGCGTCTAAACCTGCAATATAATTATCAATATACGATTTTGGTAGACCTGCTTTCTCAAGAGATTTAATAGTATCTTCACTTAGCTCACCATTGTCATCAAACTCTTGTTGTGCAGAATTAAAATCAAAACTAACAGGTGCATCAGTTTTTAATTCTTCTTTAGGAGTTTCTTCTTGTTTAGTATTATTTTCTCCTAATTTCTTTTCTAGTTCTTGATAAGATTTTACTAAATCTTCTTGTGTTTTAAATTTACCAAGTATTGGCTTTTCTTCGACTGCCTCTGGTGCCTGTTCAGTTTCAACAGTATTGTTTGCGTCAACTTTTGCTTCCATAGCGTCTCTATGTTCTTGTGTTTCTTGTACTTCTTCTGCAGGTACGTCTATTTTTTCAACCATTGTTTCTCCTTATTATTGTTCTCCCTGATTTTTAAGACTATCCCTGACCATACCCATGCCCTCTTTTACAACAGCAGGTGTATTTTGTTGCATCATCATTTGTTCTTGTATAGCTTGTTGTTCTTGTGCAATTTGTTCTTGTGATTTAATTAATCCATTCATCTCTACTCCTAAAGATGTACCAACTCTTTTTACATATTCTTCTAAATTTAAATAAGTCATTAACTGTTCTGCAAACGGTTGTAGTTGATTAACAAATGTATTTAGTCTTTGTAAATCACTTGATCTACCTAAAGCCTCAAGTCCTGTTACAATTTTAGGACGTACACTATCTTTAGGTAATGTAGGTAAGGCTTTTTTCTTTTCCATTTGATGTACTAATCTTTTAATCAAAGGTAATTGTAATTCCTGAGATAACAAAGAGTACAAACCACCTAAACTATCATCTAGTTCTTTAGACACATAATTAATTTCTGTAGCTGTAACTCTGTCATTATTTCTTTGAACAGAAGCATTTAACATAAATGAAAATTGTAATCTTTCTTCAATAATTTTAATTGTTTGAAAAGAGATTGCAAAATCAGCACCTTTGTTAACTTGAAGTGTAGTAACATCTTCTGCATTACCTTCTCTTATTGCACCGTTAGGACTTTCAGATAAAGTTTTAAGTCTTGTACTTCCGTTAGGTTTTACTAAAAATAATACTTTACTTGCCGCCGCTGATCCCTCAACGATTGCTCTATATAATGCCTCTAAACTACGAAGATCTCCGATATATTCTTCTATAAATCCCCTGCCGTAATCAGCATTATCAATAGAAGTATATCTTAGTGGTATAAAAGCATTTTTATCTAAAGGATAATTACCAATAGAAGATGGTATTATTTTTTCATTTATTTCTTGATGAACTTCCCACTTCTTACCATTGTAAGATTTTTTAACACAAGTGTATATTTCACAAGTATTATCGTAACTGTCTTTATCTTTATCTCCGTCTATTAATTCTTTTTGTTCTTCTGTTAAAGAGCTGGGTGAAACCATATCTTTTGTAATTATCTCTAAAATATTACCTACACCGTCTCTCTTAACGACATATCTATCTAAATGGTAAACTTTTATTTTTAATTCAGGAGTAATATAAAGTAAAACATTACCGCAAATCAAAAGATGTTTTAGACCCTCGAATAAAGCAGTTCTGAAATTATTAACTTCCATTTCATTCATAACAACTCGTTCAATTGAACCCATTGCTTTTTCAAATTCGCCTTTCATATCATCTCGACCAGACAACTCGGACAAGGTAAACTCGTCAAGTGTTAATCTAAAGAAAGGTTGATTTGGGGGAAGTAAAGCTAGAAGTAGCTTAGAAGATAAATTATTTACACCTCTTGCACCAATTCCTTGATAGGGTGTATATAAAGTAGTATGGCCTGTATGATATTCTCTAGGCATAATAGAAGGTATAGTAAATTCAGAACTATCCCTTGCTCTATCAAGGTAAGGATCTCTAATTGCCTCTAGTGTATTATATCTTGATTTTGCCGTATTGTATTTTGCCATGATCTATTAAGGGCTAGGTACGTTTGCTCCAGATTGATTTGATCCTCCACCAATTTGTAAAGGTATTCTTAAAGCTGATTTTCCTCTTTTTTTAGAATAGGTTTTAGAACTTGCTGTTGTTTTAGTTCTAGGTGTTTGAGGGGCATTTTGCCTTAATTTTGTTTCAGCCGCATTAACTTCTGGTGCAGGCGGTGGTGGTGGTGGTGCTATAACTGGCGGTGCAGGTGGAGCGGGTGGTGGTGGTGGTTTAGGGTTGCTTGGTAAACACATTTATTTAATATCTCCTACTATAATTTCTTTTAATATATTTTCATCTTTGTCAGATAAAAGTTGTTTTAAATGAGAAACAACACTACTTTGACCCGCTTTAAACCATACTTGTCTTTCAGTATCTTTTAAATCAGGCGATTTATTAGGGAATTGTTTATCTAAGTAATCTAATAACTCTTGATTAATCATAAGTTGTTTCCAAGAGTGCAACTATTTAGCTTTAATTTTAAGGGGAATAGGTACTATTGTAAGTACGTTTTTGGTAGGTATGACCATAGTGTTACCACCATCTGCGATAACAAATTTGCCATTTTTAATGTCAGTTGTAAAATCTGACGCTAATATAAAAGAACTTTCATTTTTCTCTACAAGAAATCCAACGCTTAAACATATTGTAGGTAACATCTGTTGTATTGTAGAAATTTCATTCCACGATGAATCAGAGTTTGCATCTTCCCAAAGACAAAGTACAAACTTATACTTCGGTGGGTTTGTCGACAACCACTGTAGTAGTTGTTTTAATAACTTCTTCATTCTTATTTTCCTCTTTTTCAGTTGGGTTATCTGGTATAGGATCTAAAGGTATTTCTTCTAGTGTAGATCTAGATGTGCTTTCTCCTATTACTTTGTAAGTAGCATTAACAGTTGGTGGGAATTTATTTTCTGTATCAGGTGTTCTTGCGTAAAATACATCTTCATAGAGTATGTCGGCATTTATCCATGTTTTCTTTTTCCATTTCTTTACAACACTACTCATTTTCTTAACTCCTTTATCTTTTCTATTTCTAATTCACAGTAATGAATTACTTTTTGTAAATCTTGTATTTCTGTTCCTTTAAATAAATATCTACAAACATATTTCACAACACAGCCTTGAAAAAAACTTAAGTTATTTTTAGAAATAAATTCATAAGGTTGAATAAAAAACTCTTGATAATGAGATCCCCCTACTTGTCTATCTTTAGGAAAAGCTTCATCGAACATTTTTTTATTTGGCATTACCACTCCATAGTTTAGGTTCTTTCTTTTTAAAATCGTA